ACCTGCAAGCCGCGCAGGATTTGGCCGAAGGTCAGTTCGGAGCGAAGCGTCTCCACCTTGCTGATCTGCGAGGCGAAGGTCAGCCCGTGCGCGTGGCCCGCGAAGATCGGCCATTCACCCGAGTTGAAGTTGGCGCTGTCGGACGAGTTGTTCGGCAGCAAGTTGCTGATGTAGATGGTGAACCGGTCCACCATGCCCAGCCGGCCGTTGCGCAGCATCGAGACGCTGTCGCCCGACAGGTAGGCCTGACGGAGTTCGGACTGCTTGATCATGCGTCCCGCCCACGAGGGCATGACGACCCAGCGGCCGACTTCCGGGATGTTCTGCTCGTCGAGCACCTGACCCATACGCATCAGGACGTCGAGCAGTTCCACGTCGCCCACGCCCGGGTTCTTGGAGACCACCGAGAGCGGGGTTCCCTTGACGCCGAGGTTGACGTTGCCGGTGATCACGCCCGCCGCGGTGCCGCGGTTGGCAGCGACCATCTGGCCGACGATGCCGTCGAGGACATCGCTGTCCACGGTGATCTTCAACTGCTGCGCCGCGTCGTCCGACCACATGGAGAGGACGTTCAGATCGCTCTGAATTTCCATCACGTCGTCGAGGATCAGCGAGAAGTACTTGCCGTTGCCGATATACAACTCCACGGTGCCGCCAGTCGGGCGATCGAGCCCAAGCAGGCCGTCGGACTGGTAGTTGTGGATGCTGATGGTCGGCTTCGTGCGGATTTTGACGCGGTCGCCCTTGTTCTTGATCTCACCTTCGTAGTCGGTGTTCGAGATCGCGGCGAGGACGGTGGAGGCGTAGAATTTCTCCACGAGCTTGCCCGACCAAATCTCCGGGATGAAGCCCGTCGACTGGAGGGAGTTGCCCGATGTACCAGTCGGATAGATGAGTGGCGAGGAGCCCGACGTTGCGCCGGGAAAACCTGCTGAGGGAATGGACATGGCGAAAAGCCCCGTGTTGACAGTTGAGGGGCTTCACGCAACATTTATGTTGACAGACGAGCCCCGGGTTAGCGGACGCGCCCCTCAGCCTGTGCCATCGTCAACTCGGCCTCGAATTGGTTTGCCTGTGCCTCACGGCCGGCATAAAATCCACGGCGTTTGTCGTCGAAGTACTTCTTGATCTGAGCGCGGGTGATGATTGGCTTGTCTGCGGGCATCGCGGTGTCACCGCTTGCCGGCTTCGCCTTGCCGGGGGCTGCGAGCGTCCCCAAGTCCACCGCTGCGGTACGAGGAGCGGGCTTTTCAACCTGCTGCTCACCTTGCGGGGTCTGGAACGTCTGACCCGTGGCCTTCACTTCATTTACGAAGTCTCGGAAGAGAGCGACAACGCGAGGGGCATCTGCCGCTCCGTATGCTGCTCTCAGCATGTCCCTTCGTACCTGCCCAGTGTAAATATTCGGTAAAGCGAGCCACGCCATGAATTGGGGGCTCTTATTGATGGCGACCCAGTCCGGCACTGATTGCGTGAGCGCGTCGCGCAATTCCCGCTGACCCGTTGATACTACTTGGGTTTTCAACTTTTGGTTCTCGTTCCGCAGGCTCTCGATCTCGGGGCCGACGGTCTCCATCGCCACCCGACGCGCGACGTCGATCAGGTCGTCGCCGTAGGTTTCCCGGTCTTGTTCCGTGATCAACTTTTTGTGAACTTGGTTTGGCTGCGGAGCCGATCTCGTGTTGGTGCCGGGCTGCAGGAGAGACTGCGTGCGCTGCAACTCGTCGGCAAGCTCCTGCATCTGTTGCCTATCGGCGCCCATTTGCCGCGTTACGGCGTCAAAACGCCCCTTCATGGAAAGAAATCTGTGGCGCCACTCCGTCGCGGAGACACCTTCGTCGTCGGCAGAAACGCCCGTTTTCGCTGGGTCTACGTGCTGGGTCTGGGGGTCGGCGGCTGCGGCTGCGGCGCGGGCAGCTTCGGCTCGGGCGGCCTCTTCGGCGGCCGCGGCGGCGTCGCCGGGCTGGGCCGCGGGCGTCGCGTGGGTGTGCTCGGGCTGGTCTGGCTGCGGCAGGTCCTCTTTATAGACCTGCTTGTGGATGGCTTCGGCGTCCTTGGCCGCTTTCGCGACGTGGTCGGGAACTCTTACATTCGGGTCCACTGAGAAGTCGGTAAGTCCTTTTCCGTCAGATACTTGGTCGTTGGCGGCCATGGGGAACACTCCAGATTATTTTGGTGGGGGGTTGCGGACTATGTGGCACTCTTTGAACAGCCGAAGGAGCGCCAGCATCTGCTGGGCTCGACCTTGGAAGCGGAGAATGTCTTCGGAGGGCGCCTCGGTTACCGCGACGGTAACTTCGGTCGCATAGGCGTCGAACCCCAGCAGAAAGCGATCCCAGCTTTCGGGATCGGCGTTTTTGAGGCGCAAAGCGTAGTGTTTGATGACGTCAGCGGAGGTCAAGCAATTCCGTTTCCGCCCCACGTACCACTGCCGAGACCATCGGGAGCGGGTGCAGGCTGCGCCATTGGGGTGGCTTTGCCGTAGGACTGGAACGACGCGGGTCCGCCACCAGTGGCGGCACCGGGGAGATTGCGTTGGTTCGAGCCCTTGTCGGGTGAATTGTCGAGGGTTCCCGCCTTGGAGTGCGGCTTAAGGGGCGTCATGTGCTTCTTGAACATCAGAAGCCTCCAATGTTGGAGTTACCCGCGCTCGGCCCGAAGGGGTTGGGCTGGGGCGCTGCGGCGGCAGGTTTGCCGTAATCTCGGGTGTTGCCGCCTCCCGGGGGGATTGGCGTAATCCGGGCTTGCGGGCCGCTCAGACCACTCCCGATCTGGGGTGGCCGCTTCCCAACTTTCGACACTGATCCGGGCGCGGCGACCATACGCGGAGCCGCCGGCGTCGAGCCGCGAACAGTCTGTCGGTTGAGCTTGCGGACCATTATCGTGCGCTGGTCTTGCCGGCCTGCGCGGGCTGCGAACCCTCGTAACCGAACATCTTGCCAGAGCCGCCCTTGGCGAACTTGTCGCCGGTGCTGGGACCCGGACCGACCGCACCCTTGTCGGTGGTCCCGGAACCCGCTCCATGCGCGCCGTCGGCCGGTGCGGTCGTGGTGCGGTCGCCCTTGCCAAACATCGGGGTGTTGCCCCCCTTGGCGAAGTCGGCCTTCTTCTCGGTCTTCTTCTGGAAGCCGCCGTTGAGTGAGCCAGCCATCGGTGTGTCTCCTGTGAGATAATCTCGCGCGGAGCATACCGATGGCTGTGCTAAAGAAGCGTTAATCGGCTTTGGTGAGAATTAGCAGCCGTTCGTCCTTGTGCGTCGTGAACACCTCAGCGTTGGCCAGCGTCGGCAGGGCCTGCATCAGCGGGGAGATCACATACTCGGCCACGTCGAAGTCCTTCACCTTGTATGGACACATTTCCTCGATCGCGTAGACGCCGCCCGGCGCAAGATGGGGCCACAGCATCGCGCAAAGGACCATCTGCTCCGCGGGGTCGTGAACGGCATCGTCGCATACGAAGTCGAATTGCGGCGCGCCGAACAACTGCAGCGCGTTGCGTAGTGCGTGATCGTCGTAGGCGTTGGCGAGCGCGGTCGCGATCCGCCACTGGTCGTTGAAGACGAAGCGCGCGTCGTTGTCGATCCCGTAGATTTGCGCCTGCGGGAAATACTCCCGCCACGCGAACAGGCTCGCGCCGACGACGTTGTTCGGGATGTCGCGGAAGCCGCAGATGCCGATCTCCAAGACGTTCTTGATCGCCTGCGGGCCATCACGTCGACCAAGCAGATATTTCTCGTAGGCTGGGGTGTAACCCCAGACGCCCTTGTCGGTGCCAAAGTAGGTGAACAGTTCTTCAAGTGAACTCATTGGGGTGGTCTCCGAAAATTGTCGAACATCGAGACGTTGTGGTCCGCCATGTAAACGTGGAAGGGCAGTCTACCACGCTGCTCAACGCGTGACCAAGTGTTCACCTCAAATTCGACGTTCAAAGTTTTTGCAACGTGTTGGCGGGCAGCGACACGAACGGCATAGTCAAACTGGTCGACCAGCTTCTTCGGCACCGCGATCATCGAGCCACAAAACCGCCAACAGGGGTAGGCGCTCTCGATCGCAACCGGCTTCTCCCAACATCCGGGCGCGTAAATCTTCTGGTCGTCCAGTTTCTGAACGAACTCGTAGATCGACTGGTTGTTCACACCGGGAAGTCGGAAGATGCCGTAGTCGACCCACAGCAGCACGTCGGCCTCCGGGTCCTCGTCCGAAGCCTGCACAAGCCACGACGATTTCTGGTGGTTGACGCAGTGGTAAGCCAACGTGTTCTTCGCTGAGTTGTCGTGCTCAGAGACTTTCGGGAGATAGTCCAGCGAGTGGACGTGTCTCCACAACCATGTGTCCTCGACCTTCATATAGAAGGCTTTCTTGGGGATCGGTACGCCACTCAGGCGCTCGCCGAGTTCGCCGTACTCTTCCGCGGTGCGCGGATGACCCGGGATCGGGACGTAGCCCGTGACTAATTTAACCCTCATAGAAATCACTCAACATCGCCGATACCTCAGTTGCGTCCACGCGCGCGATCCGCGCCTCGCAGTCGCGCACACCGTAGGAGACAACGAGATCGAGGCCATTTGGATGCATCGCAAGGCCCGCCGCGAACTCGATCTGTTGCGCGTGGAAGCAGAAAGGGTCCGAGAGCCGGCGCAGCGTGTAGTCCTCGCTGAACCACACCCAGCGGTGGATATAGACGCGCCGATAGTCACCGGGGTCGATCGCCTCGTGGGTGATGGCCAACCAGCCGTTCTTGAAGCGGATCAGCGGACTGCCACCGCTGATATTATCTACGGCGACGGGCGGATGGTTGCGCTGGTATGCGAGCTTGACGACATCGCCGCTGACGATTTGATCGAGCCGGTAGGCATAGTGAAGTTCTTCGTCGGGGATCGGCATCCAGTTCTTCTCGCAACCGGAGCCATCGGTAAGGCAATCCCACTTCTTGATTTCGCGGTCTGCATTCAGGTAGCAAAGAACCTGCTGTGGTACGCCGGACGCGACATACTCACGGATGCAGGCGGTCGCCTTCCACTGCCCGTCGTGGTGGAAGAGGCGCATGTCCTCCAATCCGGTGACGAGATCGAAGGCCGGTGCCGGACGCTCCCATAAAATTTCGCGTTGGCCGCCCGGATTGAGATCGTCGTCAAGTCGCATGAACAGGTTGATGGTGTTGATCGGATTGGAGCCGTTGGCTTCGCACCCCTCTTTTTTAATCAGGTAGCGTCCATCGCCGTCGATGGTGTAATTCACTGTCCGAACAATCGCTGCCAAGCGACCGTCGGGACCATTTGCGACGGACGGGTTCATCGCGGTGTAGCCATCGTGCGGCGTAACGGCGATCAGCTTGGACGAGAACGAGGGGCAATGCGCACTGAGTGGCTTGACATACCAGCGCAGGTTCTGGCGCGCGCCGTGGCGCACATTCGGCGGCACGTCGGGGGTGAGCGCCAGCCAGTTTGCACAAGCCGCACCGATCTTCTTGTCCGCGTCATTGCCGTAGAAGCCGAGGATCGAATATTCTTCCTTGAAGCCCCAGTTGTAGACCCAATCCGGCACGAAGAGAATGTCGTTCGGCCGATAGGAGCCATAGCCCGCACGGCAGAACAGAAGGGCCGTCTCGTTCTTTCCAGCGATGCGGAAGTGTTTGGTGAGATCGTGGAGCACTTCGGTGCGCTGGGGGCGAAAGTTATACGCATCCAGCATTTCGAGTATAAATTGGCTCTCGACGCCTTGATTGTTGAGGCAGTGCGCGAGCTTCACTTTTGCGTTGTGAACCTCTTCGTCCCAGCCGCCTAGGGCGATGCGCTTGCGATAGGCGAACTCCGCGGACGCCCACTGCCCGGCGTCCATATAAGAGTTGCCGAGATAGAACCAGCTTCGATCGTTGTGGGGGTCGGTAACCAGATCATCGGTCAGCAATTTGATATCGCGTGCAGCTTTGTTGGCGCGGTTCGATCCATCGGCGTGGTCGATGAACGTGGCGCCGGCAAAGAGCCCGACGTGAGCAACGGCCAGATGCTCGTGGGTCACGCCGACATATTGTGCATGCACCGTGGTGTTGAGGAGGCGGATGTTCTCGTAGGACACACCGCCTGCAATCTGCAACATCGTGTACGCAGGCGCAGAGCCACGCAAGAGGCCGAACGGGTCGGCAGTACCATCGACCTTCAACTCCATGTCGGCATCGCACAGCAGGAAGAAGTCCGCGGGGTGCAGGTGCTGTTGTGCGCGACCCCACGCGAGTGCATCATTGCGCGCTTGCGAGAAGTTCGTGAAAGCGCCCTTCCCGACGACGCCGGGAATATGGTGTTCCCGGAAGAAATCCCGGATCAACTCAACCGTGTCGTCGGTAGAGCCGGTATCGAGGATGGCGTAGCTGGAGATATATGGGGCGACGGAGGCGAGGCAGCGTTCAATGCGCGCAGCCTCATTTTTTACGATCATGTTGAGCGCCAACCGCGTCATAGACAGTCCTCCAGATATTTAACAAGTCCCCGCAGCCGCAAAATATCGGCGTTTGTCCCCGCCCCCGCAGCATGGTTGCACCCAAGGCAGAGGATACCGCGGACAGCCGAACATTTGCAGGGGAGCGGACCGGCATGATCCGTATGCCAGTAACGGCCACCGGGGTTTGTTGCGCCACACGCCGCACAGACCGAACCCTGAGCCGCAAAGAGAGCGTCCCACTGTTCGACCGTCAGGTCATATTTCTTGAGGAGGTTACGGGCGCGCGCGTAATCCCGCATATAGGTCGGATTGGCTGCTTTCCAGCGGGCGGACCCACGCCGGTTATATTCTCGGCACTTCTCCGGGTTGCGCGCGCGCCAAAGGCGTGCCTGTTCGCGGCGCGCGACGCGTTGGTCGTCAGTATAGGGGGTCATTTTGCACGAAGACCTTGTTGGGGCTGGGGGAACCGGAGGATTAGGGGCGTGACCCTCCGGTGGAGATTTTGAAGAACGCACCCGTGCCATTCGCGGGCCCCGTCATACTGACAGGACCGGTGCCGCCGTTGGCGTTCCAGATCGCGCCGGCAATGCCGGGGTCAATGGTCGGCGGCTTCCAGTTCACAGCGCCGCTGGCGCTCAGCGGTCCGGGGAGACCGGGGTACGGGTTGGCGTGGCCGGTCGGACCGGTTGCGCCAGTCGCCGAGGTGTTGCCGGTGTTCCCGGTGTTGCCCGTCCAGTTCAGCGGCCCGGTGGGCCCCGTGTTGCCGGTCGGTCCGGTGGCGTTGGAGTTCTGCCCAGCGCCGGCAAGGGGGCCAATCGGACCAAGCAATTGTGGACCAGCCGCGGAGCCCGTAGGTCCGGTGGCGCCGATGAGCGCGTCGGCGGCCTTTCCAGTCGAACCGGTTGCCCCCGTGGGGCCCGTCGAACTGGCTCCGGTCGCAATGGTCGGACCGGCGTGGCCCACGTTGCCGGCAAAACCGGGGATGTCCTTGTTGTTGATCAGGTCCACGACTTCCTTGAGGACAGCCGGGATGCGGTTGTCATCATAGGTGTCCTTGGACACGGTCGACGGGTCCGGCTGAACCGGAGCGGCGAAAATAGTTGCGCCTGCTGCACCTGTGGCCATTGTGGGCTCCTATTAACCGGCCGAGACGGTAACGACGCCCGAATTGATCCACACGACGCCAGCAAGATGCGGGTCAGACGTCGGCGGGATGAGGATAGTGGTGAGGTTGCCGGTCGGGCCGGTTGCGCCCGTGGCTCCGGTGGGGCCGGTATTCCCGACGACGCCAGTTCCAGTCGGGCCGGTCGGGCCGGTTGCGCCCGTGGCTCCCGACGCAAGGCCGGTCGCGCCTAGCGGACCAGCGGGGCCGGTAGCTCCTTGGCCAGTTGCGCCCGTGGGACCCGTTCCGCCGATGACCCCGGTGGGGCCTGCGGGGCCCGTCGCCCCAACGGCCGGGCCGGTCGGGCCGGTTGACCCAGTGTTGCCCGTAAATCCGGTTGACGCGCCCGTGGGACCCGTGGGGCCGGTCACGCCGGTCGGGCCTCCGATGCTTCCCGTGTTCACTGCATCAACGACCTGTTTCAGGACGCTGCCAAGCAGGTTGCGATCGTAGTTGCGTGAACTGAGAATTGCCATCGTAGTCCCCTGTCAGTTTTCACTGGCCTCGGCGGATGCCGAACATGCGGCCACTATCATCGCTAATCCCTAAAGAAGCGTTAGCCGACGCCCCCGCTAACTGGCTTGGCGCCGGGGCCGGGCTGGCTCCCGGTGAGGTGCGTCTGTGGCCCCATCGACTTCGATAGTTGCGATGGCTGTGCGCCCTGCGCCTGCCCCGCCTCCTGTGACAGGTCCATCGCTGGGTTGCTGGCCTGCGTCACGCCCGATGGCGGCATGGTCCCGCCGCTTCCCGGCGGCGTGCCGATATGCGCGGGCGGGCCTTCGCCCATCTGCTCGTGTTGTGCGAGCACACCCGAGGTGAGTTCTTTGGTGATCAGCTTCACGCCGGCAGCGACGCCCTCTTGGACGTTCTTCTGGATCAGCGCGTCGATGTCGCCACCCTGCTGAGCCTGCGCCTGCTGCTGTTTCATCATCTGCTCGATGGCGTCTTCGCTCGGGACGATGTTGTCGCCCGGCATACCGATCGTCGTCGACACACTGCGCAGCACGGCGGCCCGGCCCGGCAGACCCATGATCTTCATGTCGGTCGGGTTGTTGGTCGCGGTCAGGAACTCGATCTGGCGCTGGCGCAAGGTCTCGCGCTGGATCGCCACGTTGACGCCCTGCACGGTCACCTTCTCCTCGCCGGTGAGCAGCCCGCTCGTATCGGTCAGCATCAGCAGGTCGAACAATTGCAGGAGGCATTCCTCCAGCACGTCACGGTCGATGTTCGCGCTCACTGTCTGCAAAATCTTCGAGGCATTCCCCATGAGCATCGCTAGGCCCGATGCGGTCCTGCCAGCACCACCACCAGCTTGCCCACCGACATACTTCGGGATCGCCGAGACGTCGTCCGCAATGCTGATGAACTCCTGATAGACTTGGATCAGCGGCGCCGCGTTGTTCGCCGGCATGAAGAAGCTGATCGGCTGTTTCGAGTTGTTCGAGACCGGGTCGTTGCGGACGTGCCAGCGTTTCCATGGGTACATGTCCTCCCCGTTCTCTTCCGGCGCGAGCATTTCGTCGTTGACCACAACCTGCGGCCCCGACGAGATCGAGACGTTGTTTACAAGCGACCGGAGGGTGGCGTTCGCGACTTCTTGAAGGTCTTGAAGCAGATCAGTGAGCCCATTCCCGACGGGGGTGCCGGGGACTTTCTCAAAGGACGTGATGAAATAGGGGTGACGCTGGCGGGGGGACGGCGAGAGGTGCGCCTTGATGACGTGGGACCCGACAACCCAAATTTGAACGTGATAATCACGCAACTCGTCAGGAACAACCATCCCATAATCTTGGAGCATGCGTCCTTGGACATTGCCGTTGAACTCCATCATTGAAATCATCCCGGAGCGGTTCCACGCCGGGTTCTCGCGATTTTCGAGCACGCTGCGCTCGGCGTCGGTGGTGTCCCAGTTGTCGTAGAGGCCGCCGCGACCGTACTCGTCGAGCACCAGCCTGATCTCGTCCTGATTGTAGCCGGGGAGATCGAGCAGGTCGTTAAGTTCGGCGCGGGTAACGCGCAGTTTCTCGATGACATTAGCGTTGGCGATGTCGGCGACGCCGGGCGTGAACCAGATGTCGAACGGCGAGACCCGGTTCCACGTCAGCGTGGGCACCTGCTGCACCGTGGGCTGGCCGCCGCCTTGGCCCCACGTCACCTTCGGGCACACCTTGACGACGGGGCCCTTGACGCAGGCGAACGGAAAAATCGGTAGGTCGACCAAGAACTCGGCGAGCGCGTGATAGAAGCCGCCCTGCCGCAGCATGTCCTCGATCTTGCCCTCGCTGTCGCGCGCCTGTTTGGCGGCGCGTTTCTTGGCGGCCTCTTCGGCTTGGTCGAGGAGCGCGCGCTTGCGATCGGCAATGTCGGACGGCGCCGGCGCCTGTCCCAGCGTCTGTTGGACCTTCTGCGCTTCGCCCTGCATCAATTGGTCGATCTGCTGCTTGATGTCGTCGGGGATGTCGGGATCGGCGGGGGGCTCAAGCGCCCACGGTTGATCCTGCCCGAGGTAGATGTCCCGTAGGAGGGAGGAGGCGGCGCGGCACTTCTGCGCGATCATGCGCGCGTAGACGGTAGACCCACCCATCTTGGTGATCTCGACCAGCTTGGATGGTTCGTACTGGCCGTTGAACGAGCGCAGCGCCGAGAGCATCCGGTTCGACCAGCCCGCCTGCGTGTTGCGGTGGTTGCGGAAAATCTCGAACTGCGCCTTCACGTACCCCGCTAGTTCGGGGTACTGCGGGATGTTGCTCTGGGCGGCATCCTGTTCCTGCGCCTTCTGTGTCGCGGCAGTTTGTAGCTGCTGCTCCAACTGAGCCGGCGCGGTGAACTGGATTACGCCTTCCTGTCCAAGACTTGCCATCGGTGGTTCCACGGTTGCTTGGGCAACCGTAGAGGTGCGCCCTAAAGAACTTATTAACGCCCTACCCATAGCAATGGGGGGACCCGGGGGCACTATCAATGGACCAGCATGGCGACCTTAGTTATTGGCTCGGCAACGGGACAGCCGCCGCTGCCATCGTCGGAACGTTCGTTGGGTGGCTCCCGGCACTCGCAGCGCTGATCGCCGGCTGCTGGTATCTGGTCCAGATTTACGAGAGCAAGACCGTGCAGGTGTGGGTGCGCGACCGGCGCGTCCGCAAGTTGGCCCGCCTCCAGGCGCACGCGATCATGCTACAAGCGAAGCTCACGCAGGCAGACACACCGCTGCCACCCGAGTTCATCGTCGACAAACATTAAGTCCAACCCAGCGCGGAGACACGCTCGCGTTTTTTGGTGCGCGGGCGCAACCGGCGCGTGATCTCTGGCACTACCCCGCCGTGGACAACCAGCGCGACATACTGCAGATCGTCAGCGACGTGGCTGAACCCCTCGCGGTCGTTCTTGTCGGGGACAGTACGCAGGGCGCCCTGTTTTGTTTTCGTAAAGCGATATCCGCCAGCCATAGCGCGACACAAGAACGGGCACCCGCTCCGCGATATCATCAAGGTAGGTCCACCATTCGTTTGCCGGGTCAGCAACGCCTCCACAGCGCGCAGCCGCGGCTCGATATCGTTCGTTGGTGCGGGAAATGCCGGCAGGCCAAGTCGGGAGAGTGCGTCGAAGCAACTCTCCTCCGAGACGTTTCCCTTCGCAACACCAGACGGATCGCCCACAACAGCAGTACGGTATCCCAGATATTTGTTGTTCAACAGGATCGGGCGCAGCGACTGATTGACATGCTTCTCCAAGCCGACGTTGGTCCCCGCCACTTCCTGATGCACGATCAAGCGCCCCATGTGATCCATTTGGCAGATCAGAGACCATGGATTTCTTCCAAAATCTTGTCCAACAAGCAGCGGGTATCCCGGGATAAGTTGGGTGTCGTCGACAATATGGAAGTCAGATCGGAACGAATTTTTGAAAACCGCCGCTCCCGAAGGGTCGTCGCCGTACTCGGCTTTGACGTAGCGCCGCACCCAGTCGCTGTCGTCTCCATACATTTCGACGAAGCGTTCATAGTACTTCCGACCTTGAGCAAGTCGAGCAGGATGGTCCACGGGTAGAGCCACAGATTTATCATTTTGCACCAGCCAGTTCAGGTTCTCGGCGTAGGGCGAGAGGCCGCTTGGTTGCTTGAAGATTTCCCAGTTCGGCGGACGGTTCTCCATGAACTGGTGCCATGGCGTCATTTCTGTCGGGAAGTTCGTATCAGCCACGAGACCGTACCATGAAGGAGTGCCATCGCCACCAGAAGGGTAACGACCGAGACGCCCAGAAATAGGACCGATAACATCGAGGTCCATTTCAATACACTCTGACAGCCACGCCCCAGTAAGCTGCATAGACAGCAGACGCGACTGATCCTCAGCATTTTCCAACGGGATGAACACCCACTCGGACCGCACATTGTCGAACTCCACATGGAACGTGTTCTCGGACACCTTCCAAGAGCCGAGGCCTTTCAGCCACTGCTGACAATCTTTAAGCACTGTGTCTTTCAATTGCTTTAACGTCTGCCGGACCACGGCGTGGCGCGTGTGGCGGATGCCGTCGGTACCGGGGCGCTGCATCGCTGAGCGTTTCAGCAACTCGATGACACACGCGGTGGTCTTGCCGGAACCCACAGGACCAGCAACGAGCCGCCCGAAGGCCTCCGACTTCATGAATTTCGCGCACGTTGGGGGCGCCGTGTAGGTGAGTTCAGTCATCTAGCAAGTCCTGCTGTCGCTCGTAATATTGGTGTCTCGTCTCGCACCCTTTCGGGGAGGTTTGGTACGCACGGCGGCGCTCCGCATAGCCGGGGGAATGGTTGTAGCGACGCATGTTCTCCTGCCCTTTTGGCGATTGCTTGTAGCGGTGTAGTTTCTCCATCCCCATGGGGGTTCTGAGATAGTGGGGATAGTAAGTCTTCATGTATTCCTTCATATACGCCTTGTACTCTGGCGTGGCGTGTTGCTTCCGGCTGTGCTCGCGGATGCGTTCCGGGTTCTCGCGGCGCCAGCGGCGGCTGCGCTCTTGGCCCTTTTCCGATTGGTTATAGCGCCGAGCGTTTATGGCTTTGCGCTGTTTCTGTTCGTCCGTCATTTCCACTGCAACCACGGCGTGGACGCGCGGGAGACCTTGTTGCCGTCCAGCAGCACTTCCCAGCGCGCGGTGATACCGTGCTCGGGGTGGACGAAAAAGAGTGCCTGTGAGGGCCGAGAGAACGGCGCGCGCAGCTTGAGCTTGGCATACTCGTCGTAGCCCTTGAGCGCGCCATTGACGATGACGGTCGGTAGCCAGAGCATCTGGTGGTAGTGCCCCATCAGAATGTAGTCGGGGTCGGAGCCGACCGCGGCCTCGCTGCGGCCGATCTTGAATGTGCCGCGCATGATGGGACCGATCGCGCCGATGATGCCGTCACCACCGTTCGTGCCTAGGCTGTCACCATGCGTGAGCAGAAACTTGTGGCCGTACACCTCGAAGTGGGCGTCGGCGTCTTCGGGAATGTTGAACTTGATGCGCGGGTCCTTGCGAAAATGCCGCTCCAGATTGCAATAAATATTCCAATCGAACGAGGTGAACACTCTCCCCTTCATCCGCATCTTCTTGGTGGAGCGTCCGTGGTTGCCGACGACGCACGGCACATAGACACGCCCGAACTTGTCGGCCATCTGCTCAAGGCCCGCGGCGATCATGTCGGTGAGATCGTTGACGGCTTCGTGGGGGGTGCGATCGTTGGTCTCGGCGAGTTCTTCGTGGATGTCGCCTGAGATCATGTCGCCACCGAGACAGATGACGATGCCCGGGTATTTGACGGTGGCGCGACCCATGTGGTTTTCACAGAGATCGATGGTGATATTGACCAGCTTTGTGAACCGCTCTCTGGCGATCTTGACGTTGAACTCGTTGACGCCCCCGACTTGGTTTGGGAACACCCGCTCTCCGTAGTGGAAGTCCGACCAGATGGTGACCGGACCGCCGCGGGCGCCGTTCTTGACGCCCTTCCCGGAGAGCCATGCTGGTGGCTCGGGGGTGTGCGCGGCAAGATTATAAACCTCCTGCCGGATTTTCTCGGCGGTGTCCTCGGCCTTTTGGAGACCTTGGATGACCCGCTTCTGGTCGAGCAGTTCAGCATTCTTCTTCTTGAGCAGCGCCATCGCGTCCGCCAGATAATCGTCAGACGTCTTTTTTGCGAGTGCCATTACAATATCTCCAGACCCGTTCGTGCCCCTTAGGGGAGTGCGAATATCTAAATGCCCGTTCCTTATTTTTTGGTGTCTTCGAGTACCGCTTGTCGATCGCCCGTCGTTTTGGTGAGCAGTCGAAACGTCGCCCCGTCTCCCTGCCCTTCGGCGAGCGGGCGTACCGCCTGACCACTATCTTGGCCGCTGGTGTCAGATGATAGCGAGCCTGCCCCAGCCGCAGTTGGATGCGTCGCCGATACTTCTTGAGTGGACCCAACGATAATTTTCTCGTCGGCCCCAAGATTGATAGTAATTGTAAATCTCTCTCCCGATGCGACAGCCCCCATGTCGCGCTCGCCAACTCCAGCGATCTTTGCAAAGAGCTTTGCCGCTTCAACGACCCCCGGAAGCCCCTCACTCCTGTTGCCCATTCGGATGGCGAGATCGGGAAGTTTATCTTCGAGCGCGGCGGCGGCTTGCGCCCGGATGCGGTCTTGGGTGGACATGGCGCTGTTCCACTCGATGGTGGACGCCGTGAGCGCAGCTTTGAAGAACTCGTTGTGCTCGCGCAGGAAGTCATACTGCACCTTGTTGAGTTGGTAGTCCTTGAGAATTTCCAGCGTGGCTCTGATGTCCATGGCCAACTCGCGGGCTAATCTTGCCAGCATCGGCCCTGTGAGGATCGGCAACGCAAGAAGCGCCTTGGCGGCTTGTACGCCGTCGGGGGTCAGCCCCTCGTCCGCCGTTACCGCCGCGGTAACGTCGTCGGGCGCACGCCACACCGATTTCGGGTTGGTCAGCACCGCCGCAAAGCCGGTATCGACTTGCTCGTCCATCAGTGAACCTTGTCTTCCTTGAGAGGACACTGCTTCAAGATGGTCGCAAGCTCGTGCGCGTTGTGTGTCATATCGGTAACACTGTAGATCAGCGCCTCATAGGCTTCGTCAATATGGGGGGCGTCGAGGTAGCCTTGGTCGCTGGCTTCCTTGATGTTGGACATCAGCCAAAGTTTAGCTGCTTGGGCATAGGTCTTCACCGCGCAGTCGGCGATCTGGGCGAACTCCATGCGGGTGGTATTGCGATCGTAGGCGTCGATCAGCAACAGCATCGCTCCGGTCTGTAACCGTGCGATCGTCTGCGGGGACACCGTGACGGCGAGGGCTTCGACCATGAACTCTTCGTCGATCAACGGATCGGCAGGCATCAGGCGTTTCCCCCACCGGCCGCGACGGCGGCCAGCATATACAAGGCGGCTTCACGGTGCGCCGCGTCCATGCGGTAGCCCGTGCCCCACACCGTGAGGATATCGAAACTGAACGGTTTTAATTTTTTGCGGAGGTGGCAAACCATGACGTCGACCATCTTCTGGTCGGTCGGTTCTTTATGCGTGCCATAGGTGAGCCGAGTATGCTCGATCACGTCATGAAGAGTTTGCTTTGACACCTGCTGGCGCTTGAGGATGGTGGCGAGAAGGGCCGATTGGAGCCGGGTGGTTTTGAACTTCACGGAGCAGAGGAATTTGACCTGCTCCTCGTCGTTCAAGATACTGTGATCCGCCTGCATGCGGTTCGCGCGTGGCGATCCCGGTGGCCAGTCATCCTTGGGGAGGGAAAGTATCTTGCCATCATAGAGCGCCGTGCGCAGCAACTCGTACACCTCGTCCCCTGCCACCTTGATCGCTCGGGCGATGGCCCGAATGGGGATACCTTCATCGGCGAGCCGAATGGCGATATCCGTGGTGAATGGGGTGGGGTCGGCGACGAGGCTGGCTGTCATGGTGGTGGTGCTCCCGAAGACAGAGGGAGCATAGGTTAAAATTTTGCGCGGTGTCAATGAGCAATTTTGACCGCGGTCCGTGGAGAGGTAGTAGGCTCGCCACCTTCATACCCCCAATGGTGGTGTTCGTGCGGACACCGTAGACGGCAGCGAGCCCGCGGTCACGTTAACGTGCGATCGTTAATAAACGCCGAAGGCCCCGAAGCATTACCCTCGGGGCCTTCTTGCGTCATGTTTCGGTGAGTTACGCTGCGGGCGCCGGCGCCGGCGCAGCAGGCACAGCAACATCGGCTTTCCCGGAAGCTATGTCAAGGGCCGCAGCGACGGCATCGACCGCAGCTTGATCCGCCGCGACCGAAGCCGGGGTGGGCAGAGCGGCGATCAGCCGGTCAACGTCCCCGGAGACCCGGGTTACGGAGGCGTTCAGCTTGGTGAGATCGAGTGCCATGTGGTGCATTCCCTTGAGTAGGAGGATAAGAAGATCGCGCTCCGGGGGAGCATCGCGTTGCTGTTGCCAGCGCTCGATGATCTCCGCGGCTTGCCTGATCCAGTGCAACATAATCGGGGCTCCTTAAAGTTTGGTTGACGGCGAATTACTTCCACGGTCCCCGACGGTTGCGGGGCCGGGTGTCGAGGTGATGCTCGGCAAACAGGAGCCCGGCCGCCACGGCGACCGCGATCAGGATCAGGCGCGCCGCCTGCAGTGCCATGTCGAAGGGGATATCATTCATCATACATCCTCGGGCGCTTGAACCGTTTGATGATTTTGCCGTGCCGCAGGTCGCGGCGCAGGCGGGTGGCGATCTGGTTGGCGTCATCGCCCTCGTCGTTGAAGGCAACGCTGGCGCACGTCGTGATGGTGTCGGGCGTGATATGGATCACGAAGCCGACAGTCTCGCAGATCGAGGCTGACAGCGTAAACCCGATATCCTTCATGGGCTTCCAGCCCGTGGTGGCGTAGCTGCAGTGGTCATCCCATTGTAGGTAGACGAGATCGCCTACCTTGGGGTTAAAGCGCGTCATTCGCCCACCGCCTTGGCGAGGGTCCCAATATGGGACTTGCCGATCCACGGCCCTTGCTCGACCATCGTCGGCAGGTCCATGCTGGCGTGTGGGTGACGGCAGATGCCGTCAGGGTCCAGCGGGGCGAAGCATTTGTTGCAGCGGCCGGCGTCGGCGCAGCGCAACGGGGAAGTCGATGGGAAGTGGGGCATCAAGCGGGCTCCTCTGTCTCGCGCTCCAGATGCGCCAAGACCTGTTGCAGGACGGTCGGGTCATCCCGCAGCGCGCCGTAGGTGCAGGCGAGGTGGGCGACGTGGGTGTCGGGCGGCTCGCCGACACTGAAGAAGACGCGGATGATTGCCTTGGGATCGATCATAGCTCCCCCTCGCGGGCGATGCGGTACGCCTCTGCAACCTGCAGGGCGTCATACATGATCTGATCGACTACCCGCTTGCGGCGGATGTCGCTGGCGCGGATGGGAGGAAAGCCCCGGGCGCGCTGCTCCTCGGTAAAGACGTATGGGTCTGGCCGCGGGTTCATGACGCGTTGTCCTCGCTCTTGCCGGCATCCCACCCTTGCATCTGCTGCCACGGGTTGGGCCCGGGCCGCGGCGCCTTGGGCTCCTCGGCAAGGATGGCCTCGATCTCCGCCGGCGTCAGGATGCGCACACCCGGTCGATCCGCGGGCGACCCGTTCGAGCCGCGGAAAGGGATCGGTCGCGACCGGAACTCCTGCTCCGCGACCGACGTGTGCCCTCCGAAGGTATTAAGGAACCAATGCTGCGGATGCTTGAGCAGCCGCTGGAACCAGTTCAGGCCGAAGCCGGGAATATGTCCGACTGCCTCATCCCACTCTTTCCACGTCAGGTGGATCAACTGCCCGTCGGGTCTCATCGGCACTCTCCGTTGGGGTAAAGGGGAAGATGCTCTGATAGATGGCGCGGGCCTCGGCGATCAGTCTTTGGCGTTCGAGTTCCGCCGCGGTGGTGAACGTTATGAGCATGGGGGGAATGTCACCTTGTCACCTTAATAAAAGGTTAAGGGACCCCGTGGGACTTTTTTAATTTTCTGGCGTCCTTGCTGACCTGCCGCTTGCAGGGGGGGCAGTACGCGGGGCCCGGGGGTTTGATCCCGCCGCAGCGGGGGCATCGGATAGTCAGCCCGCGGACCCGTCCCGTCTGGCGCTGTGACTGGGGCGATGTAGCTTGGCAGGTCGGACAGAATTTAGATCGGCCGCCCGTCTTGGGGCCCCCGCATTTCGCGCATGGCGTGCGCTGAGCCCTGTTATACTTCGGCTGGCCTTCGGTGATGACCCGCCACTCTAGGCGATCGGCCTCTTCCTTGGTCTCGACGTGCTGGAACCGGGCGCTCGCAACCTCACGGAACCACGGCGACTGATAGACGTGATCCTCCATCCGACGCATCCACATAGAGGACCGGCCAGCGTAGAGCAGTTCATGGTGGCCATTGAAGAGGGTGTAAATTGTATAGGGCATGGAAACCTCCTGTCGTGTTATATTTTGCGGGTGATACCTTGTCAAGGGGTCTCGTTTTGAAAAATACCTCATATATAACAACGACTTAGGTCTCGCGAAGCGAGACCGGGGCCGGCTGGCCATGCCCCCTGCCGGGTGAGAATGCGACGCATTCGCAACTGGCGCGCAGACAGCAAAAAGCCGCTACCCCTTTCGAGGTAGCGGCTTGGCAGGGTGCGAAGGTTACTCGCCTTTGGCAGCGAGAGATACCACGCCAAGAGCGGCGACCTTGGCGTCGTCATGGCGCGAGTAGTCAAACGTCGGGGACGTCTTGACCCATGCCGCGATGGCGGGGAATGCGGCGTTCAGGGCATTAAACTGCGAAAGGTACAGCGTGACCGGGAACCGGCCAAGGCCATAGATCGCGATGGCGCCTTTCGGTGATACCTTATAACTGATTTTGGACTTGGAAGCCAATTTGCTTTCGAGTTCGGCAATGCGGGCTTCGGCTTGCGACAGGGTCAAAACGGACATGATGTTAACCTTTCAGGTTGTCGCGGCGACCGATGCGGCGCCGCTGCATCTGCCGGATCGAACGGCCATGGCATGTTGCGTTGCGACATAGGCACGCGCGTCGCGAGACATCCACGGTCCTAAGCGTGGAACTGGTGCAAAGGTTCCCGCTTTATGTTGCAGTGCACGTAATATACCACGATTTTAGCCATGCAAAAAGATGACAGCTTAAGTGGCCCTTAAGTGGCCATATCCGCCCGGCACATAACCTTGTAACGATTTCAACAACTTAGGGGTTAAGGGGCTAATGGGCCACCGTTTTAGACGGATAAGAGCCTTAAATGGCTCGACACCCCCCCCCCCACCCCTGAACAGA